GGGTGCGGACGGTGTGATCGAGCTGCTGCAGACGGACGTCGCGGCGACGGTGACCGCGCACGTAAACGCTGGGGTGCAGAATTTGGACCCGAACGGGGCGAACACCCTGCTCACGCTGGGCACGGCGAACACTGGTTACACGTCGTCGGCGGAGGGGACGACGACTGCGTCTCGTGTGTTCGATGTGGTGTCGCTGTCGTCGGTGTCGGGTGAGTCGGGTCTGCAGTACGTGCGGCAGTGGATGCCGGATGCCCGCCCGATCATCCCGGTGTCCAAGTTTTTGCGGGTGCGGGCGACGACTCCGACGACGGCGATTGACCTGCGCTGCTGGATTGTGTTCCAGGAGGTGGGCTGACCGATGCCGTCGATCGCCCCATTCGTCTCGGCGTGGCGTCGTCGTCTCGCCAACCTGCCTGGCCCGTTGGCTGGGACCGGGGAGGTGTCGAACGGGCAGCCCGTCCAGATCGAGCTGCTCATCGCAGGCGTGTGGGTCGACATCACCTCGTACTGCATGGTCCGTGACGACTCGGGCCAGATCGCGATCTCCTACGGGATCACTGGTGGTGAGGGGTCTCAGACGGAGCGGGCGCAGGCCGGGCTGCAGCTGCGGAACACGGACGGCCGGTTCTCGCCCCGGAATCCGCTGGGCGCCTACTACGGGCTGATCGGCCGCAATACGCCGCTGCGGATCTCGGTCCCGGACGGGAGTGGCGGCAAGAGCTACCGGTTGTGGGGTGAGGTGTCGGAGTGGGCTCCGGGCTGGGACTCGACCGGCACGGACGTATGGACTGACGTCACCGTGACGGGGATTTTGCAGCGTCTGGCGCAGGCTCCGGCCCCGGACCGGTCGGTGATCTACACCGCGATCACGGACCCCGTCGCGTCGTCTGTGGTGGCGTACTGGCCGTGCGAGGACGCCGACGGGTCGGCGAGTCTGGCGTCCGCGCTGGTCAACGGATCCCCGATGACGTTCACCGGGTCACCCACCCTCGCCTCCTACTCCGGGTTCCTGGCGTCCGACCCGCTGCCCGTACTGACCTCGGGGTACGTGTCCGGGGGCGTCGCCCGGTACGACGACCCATCGGCCACACAGGTCCGCTTCCTGTGCTTCATCCCGGCGGCCGGACTGTCGGACGGCAAAGTCATCTGCTCGATCGACCAGGTCGACTACTCGGCGGGAGCACCCCAGTTCTGGGAGGTGTACTACTCGACGACCGACGCCAACAACTCGCTGGTGCTGCGAACCCATGCCTCCGACGGGAGTTTCCTTGGCGTGCTCCTTCCCCACACCCTCGATGTCCGGGGGCGCCTGCTGTACGTGTCCGTCGAACTGCCGGAAACGGGCACGGGCACGACGCGGGCTCTACGCCTGAAGGACGTCATGACCGCGCAGACGTACAGCGTCACCGATAGTGCGACGCTACCAACGCTGACCCGGGTGACCAGGGTTCAGTTCGGCCCGGCATCTCGGTCCGTGGTGGGCCCGATCGGCACCCAGTACCTGCCGGGGGTGGCGATCGGCCACGTCACGGTGGAGAACGCAATCACCCCGATCGACGCGCTCGGCGTCCGTCTGAACCCGGCGGGCGAGACCGCAGGCCGCCGTATTCAACGGCTGTGCGGCGAGGAGGCCATCCCCGTCGACTGGGTCGGGGATCTGGACGACACGGTAGCGCTGGGGGCGCAGGGCCGGCAGAACGTCCTCGCCCTGGTACAGGAGGCGACGCTGGCGGATGGCGGGCTGCTGTACGAGAACCGAGCCGTCCTCGGCCTCGGGTATCGGACGCGGGCGTCCCTGCACGGGCAGGACCCGGCACTGGTCCTCGACTACCCCAGCTTCAACCTCGCGGCCGTGCCGGTGCCGGTGGAGGACGACCGGTACGTACAGAACCGCGTCACCGTCACCGTGAACGGGGTGACCGGATCGTATGAGGCGACGACGGGGCCCCTGTCGACGGCGCTGCCTCCGGCGGGGATGGGCGTGTACGGGAGCGACGTCACCCTCAACCTGTCCACCAACTCGACGACCACGCTGCAGGACCAGGCCGCATGGCGAGTCAGGCTGGGCACCGTCGACGAGGCAAGGTTCCCGCAGATCAGCGTGAACCTCGCGCACCCGTCGATCACCCCGGACATGCGGCGCGCGATCCTCGCCCTCCGCCTCGGCGACCGCGTCCAGGTCACCAACCCGCCATCCTGGCTGCCCCCGGACACCATCGACCAACTCGTCCTCGGCATGTCCGAGACCATCACACACTTCGAGCACCGGCTCACCTTCACGTGCGCGCCGGCAGCCCCGTACAACCAGATCGGCTACCTCGACTCGTCGACGGCGCGGGTCGATACGGACGACTCGGTGCTGCTCACCGCGATCGGTACCGGGGACACGTCGCTGGATGTGGCTCCGGTCCGTGATCCGTCGATGCTGTGGACGACCGACACGGCGGAGGTGCCGTGGGATGTGCGGGTGGGTGGTGAGGTAATGCGGGTGACCGCGGTCTCCTCGAAGGTCATCGACGCGTTCGGTCGTACCTCGTCAAGCAGTTGGGGCAGCGCGGACACGGGGCAGGCGTGGACCACCTCGGGCGGAGCCTCGTCCGACTACGCAGTAGCGGCCGGTGTTGGTACGCACACCTTGACGAGCGTTGACACCAGCCGCCGCTGTTTCGTCAGTCTCGGGTATGCGGACTGCGATCTGTACGCGAGCGTGACGGCGAGCGCGGCGGCGACGGGCGCACCGATCTATGCGGGGCTGACCTGCCGGTACGTCGACATCGACAACCTTTTCATGGCCAGGTTGGCGTTCTCGACGGCGAACGTGGTGACGGTGGCGATCGTCCGCCGTATCGCGAGCGTGGAGTCGGTCCTCGCATCAACGGCACTGACGTACACGTACACGCCCGGCTCGTTCTTTCGGGTCCGGTTCCAGGCGCAGGGGGCGCGGCTGCGGGCGAAAGCGTGGCCGGTCGCGGATTTGGTGGAGACCCCGGAGTGGCAGGTCACGGTGACGGACAGTGCCCTGTCCTCGGCGACCAGCATCGGGACCCGGTCGATCCTCGAAGTCGGCAACACGAACGTCAGCCCCGTTGTGTCCTACGACGATCTGGCCGTGGTCAACCCGCAGCAGTTCACCGTCACCCGCTCGATCAACGGGGTCGTGAAAGCCCAGACCGTGGGCACAGACATTCGGCTCGCCACTCCCACCTACTTCGCCCTGTAAGGAGCTGACTCATGGCTGAGGCCTACCCGACTTTCCTGGCTGGGCAGCGCATCACCGCGACCCTGCTGCGCTCCGGACAGGAGCAGGTCGCCCGCAAAACGTCGGACACCTCGCGGTCGGCGGTGACGGTCACAAGCGCTGACCCGCATCTGCAGTTCGAGGTGGTCGCGAACGCCGCGTACCGGTGGCACGGCTGGGTCAAATACGACGGTCCGGCGGCCGGCGACCTCGCGCTCGACTTCAGTGCTCCGTCCGGTGCGCTGGGTGAGTGGGCGGCCATCGGTGTCGGTAACTCCCCGGTCATCGGGGCGAGCGCGGCGCCTGCCCTTCTGACCGACACCCAGGACGCGCGCGGCTATCTGGCGAGGTTCGAAACCAACGACGTCACGAGTGCGAGGAGCTACGGCACCCTCGGCACGGGTGGCACTCCGCTGACGGCCTGGCTGTACGGGACGCTCCGCACCAGCACGTCCCCCGGGACGTTCAGCCTGGATTGGTCCCAGTTCACATCGAATGCCACGGCTCTGACGCTCTACACGGACTCGTGGCTGTCACTGCTGCGCGTGGCATGAGGAGACCCCATGGCTACCTATGTGATCACCGGCAAGAGCAGCTCGGGTGAACCGCTCGTGTCGGTACAGATCTCCGCGGTCAACCAGGAGCAGCACGTCGTCGAGGAACTCGATGTGGTGGGCGCGGTCCGGGCCTTCCTTTCCAGTGCGGACGGGGTGGAGTTCGTGGTCGCACAGAAATACGAGCAGGTCATAACTGTCGTCTGACCCCCGAGGAGGGGCTGTGAGAGTGGAGCATCTCCCCGAACGGGGTGGGCAGTTCCGGCTAGGTAGGCATGTCGAGCACGATCCGCGGTCACTGCGGTTCGCGCACGGCGTGCTGCCGAAGTCGGCGGTCAAGCCGGTGCAGTGGCAGCGCCGCGTGCCCGTCTTCGACCAGGGGCAGCTCGGCAGCTGCACCGGTAACGCCGCGGCCGGAATCCTGGCGACGGACTCTGCCGTCGGTCCGGGCGTGACGTCGGTAACGGTGAAGGCAGCGCGTCGGCCGGTGGATGAGTCGCTAGCCGTGGACCTGTACAAGGTGGCCACGACGCTGGACAACGTGCCCGGCTCGTACCCGCCGGACGACACCGGATCGTCCGGGCTGGGGGTGGCGAAGGCCCTCAAGTCGTTGGGGCTCGCGGCCGGGTACACGCACGCGTTCTCCCTGACCGCGCTCAAGTCGGCGTTGCAGACGGGCCCGGCGATGCTCGGCATCATCTGGCTCAACAGCATGTTCGACACCGGGGCCGGCGCCCTGCTCCCCGTCGACCGGGCATCCGGGCTCGCGGGTGGGCACGAGATCGTTTGCTCTGGCTGGGACGGCTCGCGCTTCCGCCTCGACAACTCGTGGGGCGCGTCGTGGGGTGACCGCGGGTCGTGCTGGGTGGCTGAGGCGGACATGCAGTGGCTGCTGTCACAGCAGGGCGATGTCACGGTGCCCGCGCTGGTGTCGGCGCCGCAGCCGACGCCTACCCCAGTGCCCGCGGATCCCGATATGGCAATGGCGCTCGCCGTCCGCTCCTGGCTCACAGCGAAAGGACTCTGACCATGGCCTGGTACCCGGGTGCCACGAAGATGGAGCTCCAGCCGGAGAGCGACAGCCAGCCAGCCATCAAGCCGACGCAGTTCATCGTGCACAGCATCGTCGCCCCGTGGACGCCACAGCGTACTTACGAGTACTGGCGGGACAGCACCAACCTCGAGAGTCATTTCGGTCTTGGGTACGACGGTTCGCTGGGGCAGTTCATCGGGACCGAGACTCGAGCGGACGCGAATGCCGCGGCGAACCGACGTGCCGACGGCAGCGGCGCGGTGTCGCTCGAGTCCGCGTCGAACCTCGAGGCCTCCGACCCATGGACTGCCGCGCAGGTGGAGTCACTGATCCGGCTCGGGGTGTGGCTGCACGAGAAGCACGGGATCCCGCTGCGGATCTGCCGCACCGCGGACGACCCGGGGTTCGGCTACCACCGCCTGCACTCCGCGTGGAACCCGGACGGGCACGCCTGCCCTGGTGACGCGCGGGTGACGCAGTTCAAGACGGTCGTGTTCCCGGGCATCGTCGCCCGCGCGACCGGCCAGACCAACCCTCCGGAGGAGGACCCCATGGCGGGGATCACCAAGCAGGACATCTACGACGCCGTCTGGAAGACCGACCAGATCGCGGGACCGTCGGATGCTCCGGACGCGGCGACGAACCCGACCTGGCAGCCGCAGTCCTGGCTGAAGGACATCGGAACCCGCGTGCGGGCGATCCAGGCGACGGAGTCCGCGCAGTCTGCCGCGATCGCGGCGCTGGCTGGGCAGCTCGGGAAGAACGTCGACACGGCGACGGTCGTCGCTGCTGTCGAGAAGGCCATCGCGGCTGCGGTGGTGCACGTGCACGTCGACGTCACCGGACAGGAGTCCTGATCATGTCTGACCTCAACCTCCCCAACGCGGACACCGTAGTGAAGACCGCGGCCACCTACGCGCGCGACCTCGCGGAGCGCATCGTCTGGACGTTCCTCGGCGGCACCACCGCCGTCATAGTCGCCTCCTCCGGCCCGACGGAGATGTTCCACGCCTCGTTCTGGGAGGCCGCTGGCACGGGCGGTGTCGCCGCGGTCGTGGCCCTGGTCAAGGGGCTCGTGGCCCGCTGGCGGGGTGCGGCGAACAGCGCGTCACTGGCCAAGGGCGTGTGATGGGCGCCCCCGCCACGGACCCGGCGGGCGTCTACATCAGCAGCGCCCAGATGTACCAGGAGCTGAGATCCCTGAGCGATGGCCTGACCCGGGTAGAGACCAAACTGGACAGCATCGGGCAGGGCCTCCACGACCTCGACAAAGACGTCGCTGACCACGAGACCCGCATCCGGACGTTGGAGAAGGCTCGGTGGCCGCTGCCGACGATCGGTGTTCTTGCTGGGGTTGCTGGTGCTGCGACGGGTGCGGTCGCTCTCTTCGCCCGCTGAACGGCTGCGGCCCCGCTCTCCTTGGGTGGGCGGGGCCGCGGCGTGCCTGGGCTACCGCTTGCCGAGCCACTTGCGGACGGACATCCGATCGACGGTGGCGATGCCGGAGAATCTGGCCTCGCTGAGCCGGCCGTCGCCGACGACGGTCCGGGCGGCCTGCTGGAGGGCGGCGGATGCGGCGGATGCGGCGGCGCGGGCGTCGGAGCGCTGCTTGCCGTAGTCGGCGAGGACGTCCTCGACCGGCTCGGTCTTCAGGCGGTAGGCGGCGGAGAGCGCGGCGTCCCGCTCGGCCTGGTCATCGTCGTCCGGGTAGCGTTCCTCGATCTCGTTGGCCTCGTCGAGGAGTTCGGCGAGCTGGTCCTCGTCCAGGCCGTGGTCATCGCCGAGCCAGGCTTCGAGTTCGTATTGCTGCACTGGTCAGTCCTCCAGGGTGTCGCAGGCGTGGCAGTCGCAGGGGTAGGTGATGGTGTCGCCGCCGACGGCTTCGGCGAAGGCGTTGCCTTCGGGGGTGCGGTGGGCGGCGGGGGCGTGGAAGACCTCGGTGGTGGCGGTGGCGGTCTCGTAGAGGCGGCGGGCGTGGCCTTCGCCGCGGTGGTCTTCGTCGACCCAGATGTTCATGATTTCGTGGCGGTCGGTGGAGACGTACAGCTCGGCGATGAGGGTGCCGTCGAGGTCGTGGGTTTCCCAGATGAGGTTGCTGCTGCCGTCGCCGTAGTAGTCGCCGGTGCGGGTGGTGATCGTCAGCATGTCGGTCCCCTCCGGGAGCGCCCCTCGCTCCATCTGTAGACGACACTACAGGTGACCTGTAGTCCTGTCTGCAGGCGGACATCGGGCCGCGGTGCGACCTGGCCGGGAGAAGGGTGAGGATGGCGGGCATGGACACTCCCGCCCGCTACCACCTGCTCCTCGCCCTCGACGACGTCCCGGCCATGTACGGCTGGTGGGATGACCCGGGTACCGCGCGGCGTCAGTTCCGCGGCTGGGTCGGAGAGCGCGGCAGACCTGGCGCTCGGATCACGCTGACGGACACGGAGACCGGCCAGCTCCTCGACACGTGGCCGAACGAGAAGTAGGGGCCTATGCGGCCGCGACGACCTCGCCCCGTACCGCCGCAGCCCACTCGGTGATCAGCCGCTCGTAGCGGGCGCTGCCCTCCGCGGTGAGTCTGACCCGCGGGTCCCGCCACAGCGCGCGAATGTCCGCGTTCACGGCCGCGGCAGGGCGCGGCTGGCCAGAGGCCGAGGGGGTGGGGGACATGATCCGATTCTACGGGCCTACGACGAACGTCCCCTTCGCCGGCAACGTCGCCACCAAGCCGCGCTCGCGCAGTTCCCGCACCGCACGCCGCACCGTCCCGATCGACACCTGGTAGATGTCCGTCATCGCCCGCTCACCAGGCAGCGCGGCCCCGACCGGCAGCTTCCCTGATCGGATCTCTGCCTCGATGCGGTCCGCGAGTTTCACGTACTCGTACTGCGGGAGATCGCTCATCCCTTCACGTTCGCGCGACCCCATGCGGCCTACATCTTGGGAACGCGTCCCACAGCGGTGGGACGCAGAGGGGTGCAGGGGGACGCGGTTGGCGGTACGGTCGGTTCTGTCACGACAAAAACCCCGGCGACCGCGTCAACGGTCCCGGGGGTTGGCCGACTGGTTGGAGTCGACGTGGAAGAGCTTACGGATACCCAGGGGCTGCGCACAGACCCGGTGGAGCCCGAGGGCCGGTGCGATTATCACGAGGGCCCGTCCTCGACGGCGGTTGTCGTCGATGCGATCGAGCGTCAGAGCGCGCCCCCGATACCGGTATGGGCGTGCGCCCCATGCCGTGAACAGCGCGGCCTCATCCCGCTCGCCGACCGGCCATGAAGGCCGTCGAGACGACCCCGGAGTGCAGCCTCGACGAGCACGCCATGTGCGGCGGACCGGCTGTCATCCGACGCCAGGGCGCCCCTGCCTGGGAGGCGCCGATCATGACGATCAAGTGCGGGTGCCGCTGTCACGGGGTCCGCGCCACTCCATCCTCTGCCGACAAGGACCGACGCCGATGATGTGCGCCCGCTGTGACATGCCGATCCTGCCTGGCGACCGCCATGACGTCGAGACGGTCGATCGTGCGTCCGGGCCGCCGGTCACGATCGCTGTGCACTCGCAGCCGTGCCGTCGCTCGCCTCAGCCGACGGCCCCGTCTGGTCTGGGTGCTCAGACTCGGTAGGTTCCCGGTCCCGGCGCGGCGGTGCCGGGCACGGGTGGATGGCGGTCGCCCCTGTCGCCCCTGGTGGGGGCGGCCGCTCAACGCACAAGGTCGGCGAGCGGAGTGTTCAGCGCGTCGGCCAGAAGCAGCAGATCCTCCAGCGAGGGGATTCGCGCCGCGTACTCCCATCGGTGGATGGTGCGGTGTTCGCGTCCGATGCGCTCAGCAAGCTGAGCCTGGGTCAGCCCGGCGCCTAACCGGGCTTCACGAAGGCGCACCCCGATCTCCCTACGGCGCGGGAGTACCCAGTCGGGCATCGGGTCGAGTGGCACCCGCCCACGCTTTAACGATCATGCGCTGTTGTCTTTGCCTGGCCAGGCAAATTTAATGATCCAGACGGCCGGGCACAGGAAGCGGCCCGTCTGGATGTACGAGTCTCCATCCAGATCAGGCCGTCAGGCACCATGACTGAGTCAAAGGTGCCCCGCCCCGGCGACCTCTGTCGCCGGGGCGGTTTACTGTGGAACCCAGAAGGCCCCCACCGAATAGCCCGGTGGGGGCCTCTGCCTGTGTGGGCCGCCTCCCCGACGGGCGCCACGCAGGTTTGCGAGAGGCGAGTCTCAGGCGCGCGTGGGGAGTAGCACCTGCCCCTCTCGTGCGCGCCACTTTACGTGCCCGAGGCACATAGTCCAGTCCCCCACAGGAGTGATCTGAAGTACTGGCCCGTGGGGTTGTGGACTCAATGTGGACTCCGATAACGGGAGAGGCCCCGCCGGGTTCCCCCGGCAGGGCCTCTGACCTGCTACTTATCCTGGTGGGCGCGGACGGTTTCGAACCGCCGACATCCGCCTTGTAAGGGCTTCCGTCCCCGAGTCCGGTAATTCCGAGTGGTTCCGATCGGCGCCGAGTGGACCGAGTGGTGATCTGCTCTCGCTAGTCCAGCGGAGCCGAGTCGTTCCGAGGTGCGGCGAGGGGGTCATGTGGACTCCTTGTGGACTCCACCCACAAACGATCACTCCACGGCCCGGAGTCCACTAACCGACGGCTCGCCCCTGGTCAGCGCATCCCGCACGTTCTCCCGCGCACCCTCACTCTCGTGCGTGTAGATCCACGTCACCTTGCCGCCACGCTTCTGACCGAGGAACCGCTGCGCGTCGACCTCCTTGACACCGGCATGATGCAGACGGCTGGTCACGTCATGCCGGTACTCATACGGCCGCGGCCACCACTCGGGCCTGCCCGTCTCCGGATCGACCACCATGCGCGCCACACCCGCCTGCACGCACGCACGCCGCCACGGGCGCCGAATGTTGTTGATGTTCAGAGCCGCGCCCCGCGGCCCCCGGAAGATCAGCTCCTTCAACTGCACGTCCGTACCATCACCGATGGCAGACCGAGTCTTCGCAGGCTTCCACCTCTCGACCATCCACTGCACCGCATCCCACGCCGTCGGCGTGAGCGGCACCGCCCGGTACCCGGCCTCCGTCTTCGGCTTCGCCTGCCGCAGCAGACGCCCGCCGTCGCTGATGAGGATCTCCTTGATGTACAGGACGCGCTCGTCCTCGTCGAGGCAGTGCAGCCGGGCGCCGGCCACCTCGCCGGGCCGCATTGCTGTCTCATAGGCAAAATCGCGGAAGATGCGCTGGTAGTACTCGGGCAGGGCTGCGTGGATGAGGTCGTACTGCGCGGCCGTCGGCGGCTTCAGGTCGTCCGGGTGCTTTACCGGCTTCGTCGCCGTCATCGTCAGGTGCGTCGCCGGGTTGGTGGTGATCCGCTCCCCGTCCTTGATGGCCGCGTCGAGAAGGGCGAAGAGCAGCTCCTTCGTCTTCTTCTGCGTCTCCCACCCCTTCACCCTGGCGGTGAGCCACTTCTGGAGGGCCATGTACTCCAGCTTGTTCAGCGGGTAGTCGCCCCACGCCGGCTGGATGTGCTTGGTCCAGATGCCGAGTTTGCGGTTCCGGGTGGTGGTGGACACCTTCTCCTGCTCGACCTCCCAGAACTCCTCCCACCAGGCGGCGAGCGTGATCTTCCCGCGCTCGGGGTTGCGGTACGTCCGCTCACGGACCTCGGTGCGGGTCCGGTCGAGGAACGCCTCGGCCGCCTTCTTCCCGCCGTCGGCGATGGTGTAGTTCTTCGACTTCTGCTTCCCGGACGGGTCTCGGTACCGGGCCTGCCAGGCTCCGGTGCAGTCCCGCCGGGGGCGCCGCTCGCCGTACTGCCCCGGCGGGTACTTCTCCAGGCAGACGGGGCAGCCGCAGCTTCGGCTCGGGACCTGCCGTGGGTTGTTCTGCGCCCTACGCGGCATCGTGCACCTCCGCGTGGGTGGTTGGGGCGTGGTGGCTACGCTCCATGCTTGATCACCTGCTCGCTCCTACGCTGCTCGGGGACGCGAGGGAGCAGCATCACCCGCTCCCCACACCAGCAGCGTGCACCGAACATGGGCTGGACGACGGCGAGTTCAGACAGAACGGCGCGAATGACGACGACGCTGTGCGCGGGAGTCAGGGCGGCCGGCAGCGTGATCGTGCGGGTGGCTGGATCGTAGATGCGGGGTGTGGCGCGCGAGGAGAATCGGACGCGTACACACATACGTACCCCCAACTTCGCAGGTAGGACGGACCCTGGAGGCAGATGGGGGAGGGCATCGGCCGTGCGACGACCGTACTCGCAGTTGGTGGAATTATCGACCACTGATGAACAAGATGTTGCTGGAATCTCACAGGGAGTGAGCAGGTCCATTTACGGGGAGACTCGCAGGTCGACCGCATGGTTGTACGAGGACCGTCAGGACTTTGCCGACCGGCCCTCGTTCGCCTTGTTCCACTCGTTCAGCGCGCGGAGTTGAGCCTCCTGCGCATGCTGCTGCTCGGCCGTGAGCCCGCGGATGAGGCCGAGGATCCGCTCTTCGGCGTCGGGGCCGAGGTCGCCGGGGGTTGCGCGGTCGGTCGCCGCGAAGAGCTCCGCTTCGGTGAACTTCGGGTAGGCCTTCGCGAGGGCGCGCAGTGCGGTCGGCCGAGGCTTGCGCTTGCGGTTCACCCAGAAGTTCACGGTGGATCCGTGCACGCCGATTGCGTCACCGATCTGTTGCTCGGTGACCTTGTACTCGTCTTTGAGTCGCTTGAGGAGTTGGGGGAAGTCCTCGGCGAGGTGGGGCTCGGCGTTGTCCACGAGGCAAGATTCCCCCACCGGTTCTACTTTTTGCAAGCGAAAGTAGAAGCGTGGCGCAAAGCTATGCAGCGCGCGACCTCCCCGTCACACGCCGTACCCCTGGGTCATATGACACCAGCCTAGCCACCCTAGAACAAGCATTCGAGAAACGCACTCCCCGGAAACCACTCGGCAAATCTCGGCCCCGCTCGTTGACACCATTCGACTTCGACTGTAGAAATGTCACATCACCCCGGAAGCGGGGAGATCCCAGACACCACCTGGCACGGGGTACACATGCCGAAACTCCACCGCAAGGGCGAAGGCAAGCCACTCAGAGAAGCCATGTCGAGGGCGGGGCTCACGGGTCCTGAACTCGCCGAGGCCACGAAGGAAGTGGATCCGGCCGGCAAGGGCATCAGCCCCGCCACCGTCGGACGCCTCGCCGGACGCGGCAAAACCTCTCGCGACCCCTGCGAGTGGACCACCGCCTGGTTCGTCGCCGAAGCACTGCACCGGAGGACGAACGCCCCCCTCCAGGACCTCTTCACCATGCCCCCACACTCGACTTCGACAATCGAAAGGTCAAGGCCCGATGCCGAAGAAGGCTGAACGTCGCGTCCCCCTCCCGGCCGGCCTCATCCCCCTGCTTTCCCAGAAGGAGTTGGAGACCTACTACGGCGTCTCCGACTGGACGGTCCTCAAGTGGATCGAGGCCGGCATGCCCGTCGAGCCCATGCGGGTCACCGGGACGCAGAAGGCCGCTCGCCGCTTCGACCTGAACGAGGTCAAGGCGTGGATGGCCGAGCACGAGTCGCAGCTCGCCGCGACCGCCTGACCTACCCCATTACGCGCCGAAGGGCCGCTCCCACTGCCAGGCGCGAGCAGCCCTCCTACAGCGCACCCCACTCACAGTGAAAGCGAGGCGGCTATGACCGCATCATCTCAGACCCCGAGCACGGGACCGACTGTGCTCCCTCTCCACAAGGCGCCGCAGGCCACGGTGTTCGTCGACCGTGACGGCGACACGTGGGTCCCGAACGGGATCGACAGCACGGGCGAGCGGCGGCTCGTCTGCCCGGAGCCGGAGGCGCCCGGTGACCAGGGGGACGGTGAGTCGTACCCGTGGACGTTGCGGCTGGTTGAGGCTGCGTTCGGTCCGCTGACGGAGCGTTCGGCGGTGTCGGCATGAACGCCCGGTCGGTGAACTCGGCGGCGGGTGTGGTGCAGGCCGCGATGGAGCAGGGCCGTCAGACGGCGGCGGGGATTGCGCTGGCGCTGGATGCGGCGGGGCTGCTGATGTCGCCGGAGACGGCGGCTGAGCTGGTCCGTCTGCGGGCGGAGCGGCACTCGACGAACGAGTCCGTGTCGGAGGCGGCCGAGGCGCTGCGGGCCAACCGGGACCGGATCGACGAGCTGGAGACGACGAACGGCGCGCTGCGGGCCCGGCTCGCCGAGCTGGAGGCGCAGCGCGCGGCACTCGCTGAGCGCCTGCGCGCCGGCCAGCAGTGGCGGCGGGGCCGGTTGGTCAGTGAGGACCTGGTGCCGCAGCCGGAGTTGCGCGAGATCTTCGGTATTCCGCTGGCTGCTCCGTTGGACGAGCCCGCCCCGGATGGGATTACGCGGCGGTTCGCTCCGACGCAGGCCCTCCGCGCGGACGCCGAGGACGTGACGCCACAGGTGGCCAAACTGCGGGGCTTGTTGGCCGGGCAGCGTGCCGCGGTCGAGGACCCGCATGACGGGCCGCTCGCGCACCGCTACCGCGTGCCCCGGGACCTGCCCCCGCTGGACGGTGCGTGATGCACGAGACCCGCAGCGACGTGATCGCCGCCATCGCCGGATCGACCGTCCTCGTCCTGGCCACGCTGCTGCCGCTGATGCGGCTGGCCCGCGCCGAACACCTCCTGCCCCGCTGGGTTCGGGAGTTCCCGCTGACCGTGGCCGCTCTTCTCCTCATCCTCACCGCGTCGAACGGAGCCACCTCGTGACCACCAACGACACCCCTGTCGACGGCCCGTACCCCATCAAGGTCACCGCGACCCCGTCCGGCGCTCAACTCGACGTCTCCGCCTTCCTGTTCAAGGCCGTGTTCACCGAGCTGATCACGAAGGCCGACGAGGACCCGGAAGGTCTGGTCTCCGAGCTGACCGACATGGCGGACCTGCTCCGCTCCGCCGTCCACCAGGGCCGCGACTCTCACGCCCGGCACGAGTTCGACGAGCGGATGACCCAGATGCTCGCCGAGTACGCGAACGACGGGGCGATCCCGGTGTACGGGGCGCAGGTTGGCCGGCTGCGGGACAAGCTCGCGGACATCGCGGCGCCGCGTCCGATCCCGGCGGCGCGTGAGGGCGGTGCCGCCGCGTGAACGCTCGCCGTCAGATCATCGCCGCCCTGTCCGAGGACAGCCACGGCGGGATCGCCACCCTGGCAGACGTCACCCGCGCCGAGCAGCTGGTCGACGCGCACCGCGCCGAGGTCCTCCGCGAGGAGATGAGGAACCTGCGCCGCATCGAGCGCGAGGACACCCCGGAGGGTGCGCTCGGTACGAGGACGGGCCTGTTGCGGGCGGCGCTCATCCTCGACGAGCGCGCTGAAGACGCCGTCGAGAAGGCCTCCGCTTCCGCAGCGCCTTCCACTCCCGACTTCTTCCAGCCTGGCCACACCTACACCGACGGCAACGGCTACCAGGCCCCCGAAATCGTCAGCTACTTCCTCGTCGAGCACGTCACCCGCCACCCCGACCGCGGTCACCGGCGTGCCGTCGGGTGGCTCCGTTCCGGCGCACCCGACTCCGGGTGGCACGGCGACTTCCGCGACGAGGACGAGTACTCGGGCTGGACGGACGTCACCGAGGGCGGTGGCCAGTGACTCGGACCCTGCGGTGGCTCGCCTACTGGACCGCCACCCTCACCGCAGCCGCCGTCGCATCGCTCGCCGCAGCACTCCCCTTCACCGGGACCGCAGCCTCCGCGACCGGAGTCCTCGCCGCAGCCGCCGTGTGCCTCATCGGAACCGCCTGCGCACCCACCACACCCACCAGGAAGGACGGCGGCCGATGATCGAGACCCGCCGCACCTACCTCCTCGCCGCCCTCCGCACCCAAGGCGGCGGCCCCGTCACCACCAAGCGCGCACTCAACATCTACGCCAAGTCAGGCGAATGGGCCACGGTCGGCAGGAACACCGCTCGCCGCGACCTCCGTGACCTCGCCCGGCGCGCCTACCTCGTACCCGCCGAGCACCGCGGAGTCCGCTTCTACACGCTCGGCCGCAATCCCAGCCCTGCGCATCCGGCTCGCGGCGTGCGGAAGTTCGTCC